TCTAGCTTTAAAGCTGAGTCGATCCTTTTTTTATAGGAATTTAATTCTTCTTCCGGAGTCATCTACAAAATATTTGTTATAAATATTAAAAAAATATATTTTTATTTATAACTCATTTTATTATATGATTTAGAAGCACCGGCAAATGCTGGGGTATTTACCTTACCTGAAGAATCAACTGCTGTAGTTTTACCTTTACTTTGTCCGGCTTGTTCAGCTGCTTTAGATTCTTCGCTATAAAATTCACTTATTTTATGAAAAGTAAATTTCCTTAACCATATAGGCATTGAATAGACTGTATGCCAGTCATAACCACCCTTACCATGAAACACTATCTCATGGATTTGGGTAAATAAATTCATTCTAGCTTGTGATGCTATTTCAGGCGTCAGGCCAAAAAAAGCTAAGATTCACAGGTATAGCGACCTCCTCACCGCTATTTGTAGTAAATGTTAAATTAACATCTGGTTGGATTTGGCGAATGTATTCTCTGAGTAATCTTGAATCTCTAGCTAATAAATGATTATCTACAAACTCACGAATTGTTTTAGTTTCTTTATTACCATTAACTGATGTAATAATGTACTTTAAACGAGTAGATAATTCTGGAGATAGATCTTTGTTGATTTTCTTTAAACCTGCTAATTCAGCATCAATAGCTTTTTCATCTGAGGTGTTTAAGATTTTAAAGGTTAATTCGTTACCTGAATGGGGTAAAGTATAAGAAAATTCATTGGTACCTTTTTTAATCAGACTTTCATCAAATGATTTATTATCTAATGTTGATAAGTCAACTGTATAAGACTCACCATCATAATCAAATGTGTAATCTTTACCATAACCTAAAATACGAGAAGCAACCATAAGTGCATTTTTATCACCTACAATTAAATCGTCATAATTAATTTTTGTTACAATAAGAGATTGTAATAGTTTGTCTAATACAATACCTTGTTTAATGTAAACTTGGTTAGTAAGAATATCTTCTTCTTTAGCAGTCATGTATTTCATTTCTACTTTTCCTTCTGCTAAAGGATTTCCTTCGGGGTATAATAGACCTTTTGAAGGTAACTCAACCATTTCGGTTGGAATTTTAAATTCGCTCATAAATTATTTGTTATAACTAATATGTTTATAAATACTATAAAGGGAGGTTCTTTAACGGGTTAATTAATAAGATTTACTTTGTGTACGAGTAAGATCAAAATCTTTATACACTTTAGCTTCTAGTTTATCAGCTCTACTATCAATATGACGATAGAGATTTTCTAACTCTTGTCGAGTGTTATTATTTAATAGATCTGTGTAATCAATACATCTATGTTCAAGAGCATTGTTATCACGAATAATTGCTTCATCAATATTTTGAAGAATATTGATTTGTTTTTGGAGATTTTTAATTTCCATAAAATTCATAAACGTAACCACAACCATTAGTATAGTAATGACTGCAGCTACACCTAAAATAAATGATGTAATTTCCATAGTTTTGTTTAGTATTTAGATGTCAAAGAACCTATCCCTTATAGATGTGATAAGATAAAAAAAGAGCTTGGCAAAGCCAAGCTCAAATTTAATTTTATGTAAATTTCTATTAGAAGTTTAACACACAGTAATCCATACCAATATTTAATTCAATATTAACAGCTGTGTTTTCTGTATCCCAGTTGTACTCACCAAAGTTACCACCCTTAATGAATGCTCCTTTGATTACCCATTCTGAAACGATATCACCTACTGGACCTAAAACATCGATAGTTAAATCTTTCTTATAGAAATCAGAGTAACCATCTCTACCTGTTACTGATTCGTGGTGTAAACGTACCCATTCCATTACAGCTTGTGCTCCAGAAGGTGTGATTGGATCAAACAATGTCATTGTTAAGTCTGACCAAGTGGTTTTACCCTTAACCTTTCTGTACACGTTAATGTGGTTAAGTACTACTTCACCTTGTTCGAAAGTAACAGCTGAAATTGCTTTGATTGTGTAAGATGGAATACCATCTACGTACATGATAAAGCGGTTCGCCTGTTTTGGTTCAAACGCTGTGAAAAATATTTCATTTGGGTCTAATACTGCCATTTTGCTATATTATTTATTTTATTATAAATATTATTAATTACAACTTTTAACCTGGGAAGGTAGCTCCAGTTGGTAAGATGTTGAAGTCTAGGTAAATAAATTCAGCAGTCTTAGTAGGTTGTAAGTAAATCTGACCAACCATCTGGTTTCTATCGATTACGTCTGGAGTGTTGTTGGAATCATCCATAATTACTCTAAACGCATATAAACCTTGACGTTGTTGAACTGATTCTAGATAAGGGTTAACTTGGCTTAAGAATTGGTTTCTTGTAGCAATTGTGTTTTGTTCAAACACTAAGTTATTAGCTACTTGAGAAATGTATGACTTAAGGGCGATTAACAATCTTCTAACGTTTACACGATCAAGTGCAGAAGCTGCAGTTTGAAGTGTTTTCTGACCATATACTACAGTACCCTGACCTGGGAAGGTTGCGATTGGGTTTACTTTAGCAGTATAAAGTGTATCTCTTTGAGTTTGTGTAAGCTTTTGTTCTGCTCTAATAACAGTATCAAGTCCACCTCTGTTAATACCTGCAGGTGCAAACCAAGGTTCAGCTACACTATCATTAAAGGCATAAACACCACCCATCATTGTTGAAGCAGGTACCCATACTCTAGCACCTGAATCTGGATCGATTGTTTGAACCCAAGGCCAGTATGAAGCAGCATATGAAGTATTTCTAGAAGCAGCTTGTGTAGTTGCATCAGATACTACTGAGTTGTAAGGTACTAAATCAAGTACAAAAATACTATCACCTCTGTTTTGAGTGTTGTTGATAATAGAAGTACATTGAGAAGCTTGATAAGAATTTATTAAACCAGGAGCTGTAATTATGTTAAATCTGTAATCATCTTGGTTAGCTAATAAACTAATCATATTATTATAGCTACCACTTGGAATACCTTGAATCTTATCTACGTTAGCAGCACTTAAACTTGTAGTAATTGCATCGTAGTATAAGAAACCAGCACCAAAAACTCCACTACCTTCAGCACCTGTAAATGAACCACTACCTGTTACTGGGATAAATCCTGTATAAGCAGTTTTAGCAATACCTGTGTTATCAAAGTAGTTAGGAGTATTAGTTACTGAACTTACATAAACATAAGCTGATCTATTAGCATAAGATCCTGTTGTAGTAATTTGATTAGTAGTTGAATTATAATTTTGAACTTGATCACCAAGTACTGCAGCTACATAATTTGGTTGGAATGGATCTAATGATAAGTTAGTCCAAGTTTCTAATACAATAGGGTTATTAGTATTATCGTTACCTTGCCTAATCAATAGATCAAAGGTACCTGAAGATGTATTAGAGTTGGTGATTTGCCATCTAATATTATCAGTTGAACCCGAAGCTAATGAACCACTAGGATCTAATGAACTTGAACTGTTCATTATTATACCCTTAGATATGGTTTTTAATTGTAAAGATCCTGAAGTGTTACTACCGCTAATAAAGTTACCACCACCATCTGTTTTAGAAGTTGCAGTAGTGTATGAACCACTTACTACTCTAGATACTAATAGAGTTTGACCTCCGTTATTAAAGTAGTTATAGGCTGCAATAGAAGTAAAATAAGTGTAAACGTTATTTCCACTAACGAAAGTAGTACCAAATTTTTGTTGGTATTCAGAATATGAAGTAACTATAGTTGGAATTTCAACTGGACCTTTTACTGTAGGACCAATAATAGCGGCTCCAACGGTTACTGGCTGTTGAGTTACAAAAGAGTTATCATTCTCTCTTGCTAATACACCAGGGGATACTAAGGTTTCTGCCATTGTAAGATTAGATTATGTTTTCGTATAAATATGTAAATTTTTTTCAAAAAATAGTGTAACCTTTAAAAGCAGAACAAAATTTTATTCAAAAATTATTTCACCCGTTTCTAGATCAATATTACCGTTTCCATATTTTTCGGTTAATATTTTTCCTAAATCTGTGTTTTCTTTTTCTAACTGTTGAATATTCTCTTTTAAAACTCGTTTTTGATTTTCAAAAAGAGTAATTTGATATTCAATCTGCCCCAGTGAAATAATTAAACTATTTTGTTTGTCTTGTAAGTTTCTTAGTGCCTGAATTTCTTCTTGGTCTAAAACTTTTTTTTCCATATCAATAAATATTAAGTGTTTCTTGCAAAGCACCTATAACCATATTAGGGGTTATAGATTTAGTACATTCAAATTGTCGAGGTGTTCCTTTATGATCAGGGCACCATTCCCAATCTCCTGGGTTTAACCATTCACGATTAAAGCATCCTGTACATACCGAAGAATTTTTAGGGAATACTCTAACACATTTAAATTCAGTATGTGGGTAGCTAAATCCTGAGATTAAAATTACAGGTGTGCCTATAGACCAAGCTAACCAAGATAAACCACTACCAACACCTATAAAAGCATCAGCGTGTTTTATATCGATCATTCTTTCTTCAATAGGAAAATCACCGGTTTTATTTATAACGTTTTTAAGAGTACCCCCTAGTTTAGAATCGTGCCATGAATCGCCCCAAGGTTCTTGAGTAATCATTACTACTTTATATCCTTTTTTGTTTAGGTAATTAATTATAGTTTGCCAACCACCTGGATAGTTCCAGTATTTAGCATGTGCTGAGGCATGGGGTGCTATTACAACGTATTTTTCTTTAATAGTACGTTCGCCTTTAGGTAAAGTAATTTTAGGTACTACTTCAGTATATTCTAAACCTAGAATATCTGTTGAGGTTTCTTGTAAGTTAAGAGTTTTAAAATCACGAGGCACTTTATTGTAGTTTATTACAGTATCACTTTCGTAATGCCATCCTATACTGTACATAGCGTATAAATCAAATACTTCAGTACCTGGGGGTATAAATTCTAGTTCAGGATATTCTTGTTTGAACCAGTTATTGTGAAAAGTTGAGGTAATTGTTTGACAATTCCATTTTTTTCTAAATTCATCTACATAAGGAAACCATGCTAAAGTATCTCCTATAGCTTTTGAATCTAAATGAATATAAACTCTTTTACCTTCTGGGTTAAATTTATGTTCAAATACTAATTCGTTATCACAGTATACCTGAATAAGCCAGTTTATAAAGTATTT